CGGAAAGGTCAGATCTGCTCTTGATCCGCCGCCCGTTTGCGACTACCCAAACCCCCGGCATAGGGGTTTAGCTCAGTTGGTAGAGCATCGGTCTCCAAAGCGGAGAGTTTCCCCGGTCAATTCAGCAGCTTAGACATATTTAGTTATCAGGACACTTCAAGAACGGAGTGTGAACCTGATAACGTGAATAATCGCGCTTTTGGGGTGGTGTCATGAGGCACCGTAGCACCCGGCGTAACAGGCAGTACGCGGCGATCCCGAATTCAGCGATGCGCGATGAGCGCCTCTCTATTGAGGCGAGAGGGATGCTTGCCCTCCTTATGACCTATGCGGACGATTGGATTTTCCAACGGTGCCATCTGATGAAGGTCGCACAGATCAAGCGCGACAAATTCCAGCGGATCATGCGCGAGCTTATCGAGGCTGGGTATGTCGAGCGTGAAGCTGTTCGAGCTGAGGGCGGAAAGGTAGCCGGATCGACGTGGGTCATCATGGACACTCCGGGCAATGAACCGGAGTCTTTGGCTGACCAGGGAAAAGCTGACCTGTTTCACCGAGAACCGGAAAAGCCGGTTGTCGGAGCCACCGAGGACCGGCTGAACCGACAACCGGCTGAACCGACAGCCGGGAAAACCGGTCCCTTAAGAAGAACAAATAATAAGAATACCAAAAAGGAAGAATGTGTTTGCCCGGATGATGAGGCAACCTTCGATCGATTTTGGAAGGTTCATCCACGGCCAAGGGACCGATATAAGACGCGGGGGTTGTTCTTTGATGCAATCGCGCGGGGTGCGAATGCACAGCATTTGTTAGCTGCGGTTGAAGCGTACCGCCATGAGAACGAAGGCAACCGATCGATGTATCTCTGCTATTCGGACAACTGGCTGGAACAAGGTCGGTTCAAGGATGCCGAGAGGACTACGTTGCGCAAGCCTCCCGACAGCACACCACAGCAGCGAACTACAGTTGAAAGCACAGCGCATTTGTTTGCTCAGAAAATCGCGGCAGGAAAGTTTGTGCCTCCCTCAGCACTCAGCACTTCGCTGGTATCTGAGATGCTGGCAAGGGGCTGGGTTACCGCCGCGCAACTGCGAGATGCGGGGGTAAATGCATGAGTATCCAGCAGAACTTTAATTCGGCGGCGCGGACCATACCGGCTGTTTCAAGAGGCCGGTCAACCAGCGGAGAATGTATGACGAGCAAACGCGATAAGCTTGATCCTCGGCGTTTTGACGCCATCACCAATGGGCCAGAAAAACTCTGGGGCCTGACCAATATCGCGGCGGCAGTCGGCATCAGCATCGATAAGGCGAGGAATTTGGCGCAGATGGACGATGTTCCGATCTATCGACCAGACGGCAGAAGCTACTTCGCTCTGAAATCTGAATTGAACCTATGGCTGAGGACAAACCGATGAGCTGTAATGAACCATGCGACATCAGAATTTTTGGCATGGCGGTTTGCACGCCCCCACAAAAGCTCGGCGGCGATGTTGAGCTTCTTGCCACCTTCAGTGTTTTTGTGTGGCCCATCCGAGCGACTAATCTTCGTCTCATTCGGCAGAAGGGCGAGGTCAAGCTCTGGCTCCCCACTCGCGACGTACGTTTTCTCAGTGATGCGAGGCCAATGATAATCGAAGCTGCAATGAAGACCGCGCGCGATGCTTACAGTGACCTGGGTGCATTGGTCGAATGACTGTGGCCCCGGGGGTGGTTCCAGACTTTTGGGCCACCTCGGGGACCGGCGCGGGGTACCTCGCGCGATATTTGCCTGAAATAGGGTTTTTTCACAAAACTCCGAGCAAATATTCAGAGATTTGGCAGGTTAGAGTTCGCGGCTGCGTGGCAGTTCTTCATGAGAAATGGCGCTGAATTGGAGAAAATTCCTGATCTGCTGGCCTGCGTTCTCATGAAAACCCACGGAAACCAATGAAAACCGACGATTTGCAAGCTATGCGGCGCGGATTTTACCTGAGAATTTCGGCTCATGAATTTTTTCAAGCGCAAAACCAAGACGGAGACCAAAGGCCTCGCTGAGCCGGGTGACGATCTCTACGCTCTGTTCGGTCTGACACCTACGTCAGCAGGCGGGGCAGTCGTGACACCGGACGCGGCTCTCCGGATGCCCGCTGTCGGGTCTGCGATCCGAATAATTTCCGACGCGGTGGCAACGCTGGACATCGGAGTTAAGCGGATCGAGGAAGATCGTACAGAAGTTGATGTTCCGTCGCACCCAATTTTGCCGCTTCTGCGCGACCAAGCCAACGATTGGACCGATGGATTTACGCTGATCCGAGACCTCGTGATCGATGCCCTGTCTGATGACAAGGGCGGCGTTGCCTACGTCAACCGCCTTGGAGATGGGCGTGTCGCCGAGATCATTCGCTACCGCCGTGGCGTGGTCGACGTCCAGTTCAACCAGACAACCGGTGAGCCGACCTACAAGATCGACGGTCGGCCTGTGGCTGCCTCGAACATCATCCACCTTCGCAGCCCGTTTGGGCGCTCAGCTCTGTCTCTTGCCCGTGAGGCCATTGGCACCGCCATGGCGCTGGACAAGCACGCCGCCAAGCTCTTCGGGAATGGGGCCCGTCCTTCCGGGGCGCTGAACTTTCCAAAAGGCATGGGCGAGGCAGCCATCAAGGCGGCGCGCGCAGCCTGGCGGGCGACGCATGAGGGGAACGATGCGAATGGGCAGACCGCGATTCTGTACGACGGGGCCAGTTTCACGCCCTTCACGTTCAACAGCACAGATGCGCAGTTCCTCGAAAACCGGAAGTTTCAAATCCTTGAGATTGCGCGGGCCTTCCGCGTCCCGCCCTCCATGCTCTTCGATCACGACCGGGCGACCTGGTCGAACACAGAGCAGATGGGCCGCGAGTTCCTCTCCTACACGCTGGAGCCGTGGCTGCGCGCGACAGAGGGGGCTTTGCGCCGTGCTCTCTTCACCGATGAGGAGCGTCCAAACCTCGCAATCCGCTTTGACCGTGATGATTTAACCCGCGCCGATCTCTCGACCCGATCGACGGTGATCAACAGTTTGATTTCCAGCCAGGTGATCAACCCAAATGAAGGCCGCTCGTGGCTGGGCCTGCAACCGCGCCCTGGCGGTGACCAGTTCATGAACCCGAACATCTCGACCAGTGCGGCCGATCCTAAAGGAGCAGACGATGGAACTGAATGACGTGCGGGACTTTTCAGCGGATCAGGAGCGCGGCCAGTGGTTTGAACTCGCTGACCCGGTCACGGGTAAGGGAACATCTCTTCGGCTGAAGATCGCTGGACCCGATAGCGAGGTCCAGAACCGCGCGCGCCTGCGGCTGGCCGATGACCTCGCTGACGTGGCCGATGCAGAGGGGCGTGTGTCGGCAGAAGCCCGAGAGCGCGCCAGGATCGACAGTCTCGCCCGCTGTGTGCTGGCGTGGGAGGTCACTGAAGAGGGTGAACCCGTGCCCTTTAATCACAGCAACATCGTGCGCCTGCTCAGGGCAGCAGCTTGGGTTCAGGCTCAGATCGACAGCTTCGCGTCAGACCGCGCAGCCTTCCGGAGTGTCCGCTGATGGATCGCGTTTTTCTCGAAACCAAGATTGAGGCCTCTGATGACGGTACAATCGAAGGCATGGCATGGCCGTATGAAAAGGCTGATCGCATCGGCGACATGATCGTAAAGGGTGCGTTCACCGGCACTTCCCTGCCGCTTCCTATGCTGTTTGGTCATGACCAGAACGATCCGGTGGGCACATGGCATGAAGCCGACGACGGGGGCGATGGCTTGCGGCTGAAAGGACGGCTCCTGATCGACGATGTGGCACGCGCCCGAGAGGTTCGCGCCCTGGTTCGCGCCGGTGCCGTGCGCGGCATTTCCATTGGTTTCCGGACGAAGAAGGCAGCGCCACGGCGCGGCGGCGGTCGGACAATCTCTGAACTTGACCTCCTTGAGGCCAGTCTCGTGACGATCCCTATGCACCCCGGTGCTCAGGTGACTTCAGCAAAGACCGCTGTCCGCGCTTTGTCGCTGGCAGCATCCATTCAACGCGCCACGGCGCAGCTCGCAAAGAGGTAACAAATGCGACATCTAAAGAAGAACGAGCTGCTCGGCAGCACGGCCCTGACTTTCAAAGACGGTGGGGATGATGATCCTAATGACATCGTCACAAAGGCGCTGGCCGACTTGACCAAGACCATGGAGGATCGGCTGGAGGAGGTTGAGAAGAAGGCGGACACGTCTAAAATCTCCGAGCGCCTCGACAAGATCGAAGCAAAGAGCAACCGCGCCGGTGGCGGCGGTGACGACGATCCTGACGAGCAGGTTGAAGTCGAGAAAAAGGCCTTCGGAAATTATCTGCGTCACGGTGGCGGCATCCCGGAAGATGACCGCAAAGCGCTGACGGTCTCCAATGACGAACAGGGCGGCTATCTTGCACCGGCTGAAATGAGCACGGAATTCGTGCGCGATCTGGTCGAATACTCGCCGATCCGCTCTGTTGCCAGTGTGCGCGGCATCACGTCGCCATCGGTGAAGTATCCCAAGCGGACCAGCGGCACCAACGCACAGTGGGAAGGCGAGGCCGAGGAATCTGAAGAGAGCTCGGCTACCTTTGGTCAGCTTGAAGTCGCGGCCCGCAAGCTGATGACTTATGTCGATATCAGCAACGAGCTGCTCTCCGATAGCGGCGGCACCGCCGAGGCTGAGGTTCGTCTCGCGCTGGCTGAGGACTTTGGCAAGAAAGAAGGCGCTGCGTTCGTGAACGGCACCGGTGCGGGGCAACCTGAGGGCCTTATGGTGAATCCTGACATCGCCGAGACCGTCAATGGCCATGCGACCAACCTCTCAGCAGATGCGATGATCAAGTTGATGTACGCACAGCCTGCGATGTATCGAAATTCCGGCGCGTGGATGATGAACGGTACGACGCTCGGCGTCATCCGCACGTTGAAAGATGGTGATGGTCGGATGCTTTGGCAGCCGTCCTTCCAGGCGGGCCAGCCGGAAACCATTCTTGGCCGCCCGGTGATCGAGGCCGTGGATATGCCTGACGTTGCTGCGGGCCAGTTCCCAATCCTGTTCGGTGACTTCTCCGCCTATCGGATTGTTGATCGTCTGGCGATGTCGATCCTTGTGAACCCTTACCTGCTTGCGACCAAAGGCCTGACCCGGATTCACGCAACCCGCCGTGTCGGTGGTCGCGTCATCCAGCCTGCGCGCTTCCGCAAGCTCAAAATGTCCACTTAACCAGGAGACGATCATGCGTTCACTTGAACCCAATATCGGCGCTGTGGCGGTCATCGCCCCAGCTGTCCAAAGCGCCAACAACACAGGCACCGCAATCGACCTCCT